AACACGAAGCGTATGTCGAGGTCCGGGTGTTGCTTCTGAATTAACAAATGCTTTGCCCGGTCGGACGACATGAAGCGACCTTTAGCCTCAAGGATAACACCATTATCAAGAACAAAGTCCGGGGTGTAGTGGTGGTTCTTAACATACTTGATCCGTTGGGACTCGTATGTAAACTTGACCCCTGCTCTTTTCATTGCAAGGGCCAAGCGTTGTTCAAATTTAGAACGGAATCGAGGCATCCTTACTGTCGTTTTCAAATGCGTCACCAAGATCTTCGGACACGAAGCCGCCTTCTTGAGCGTCAAACGAGAAGCCACCGGCTCCACCTTCATACTCCTTAAGCTCGATCACTTGGACTGCCTTAAGACGAAGTGTATAACCAACTCCCATCATGGGGCTGAACCAGGCCGATGGCTCCACCCCAAGGCGCAGCTTAGATCCCGATCCAATGTTCGGTGGGTTGTTCAATTTTTTTCCAGCCGAATCAAACAGGGCGACTTGGAATTGGATGAGTCCCTTTGATGTCTCACGTTGGGCTACTTGCTTTGCAAAGACCTCATATTCGTTGTCGTCGTTCAGCTTTAACGGTAGCTTCTGGCTGCGATCCAGCTTTTTCTTGCCGGACTCCTTTACCAATCGCTCGTATTCTTTTTCGAACCACGGATTAATGGTGGCCTCAAGTGTTTCGAAGTCGTCCTTAGATAGGATCAGCTTACAGCTATACACTCCATCAGCATTGAACTTGGTGTCCGGTGTGATGAGCTTAGGATACATCGCGGTGCCTATAGGCGTTGTCAGTTGTTTCATTATCTTTATAGTTTTGGTTTCTTTGTTTTTCTCAGCTTCAACTGAAAAAGTATTTAGAGTCACGTAGTGTGTTAACATCAAACGTCCCGTAGTCAGGTAGGCTTGGTAGTTCCTCGTAAGATTCGTTTTGCCACGCTTCGGCTAGGTCTGCAAGAATATCTTTGCTAAACATCTCGCTGAAGCTGTCCCGGAGTGATGACGCAAGTGTCTCGCAGTTGTTACTGTGGGTGGCAAAGCTGTCGTGGATCATTGCAAAGTCATACAAGCCACGCTTCCAACTTTCGTTCACAGTTAACACCAACCCAGCAGCATCAAGACTGTGGACCACGTTAGGTGCGACACCGTTGCTTTGCTTACGTGGATCAAGGTCATCCGTAGCATCCTTGAAGCGCACCGATGTTAACGAACCGTTCAACCACGTGCTGACCTTTTGGCTGACTTGCTTGCGATAGTCTTGACTGACCCGGAATCCACTTGGTGTTGTCCACGTCAACGGTAGCTCCTGTCTTGTCATCAACCGGGAAGCATCTTGGAACCAGTCCATGACTTGCTTAGGTTTGGTTAACAAAGTTTCGATGCTGTCCCACAGGAGGTCACCGAGATATTTAATAGCCGGATACATGTGACTACGCCCAAACACACAGTCAATCCCACGCTCTCTTCGGGTGGTGTCATACCAGTCAGCGACGTAATCCCTGTTGGAGTAAGGAGTTAGGCCGTAACTGTAACACATCACCGGACGCTTTGACATCTTGCGGTCGATCCCAAACTCAATCCAAAGCCGTGCGTAGTCGCGTCCATCCTTTGCGTCTTGCTTTAACTTCCCCAACGTGTGGTCCGAGACCAACCTATAGATGTCTTGGGGTGTTGCAGTTGGTGACACGTTGGTTGCGAAGCATCCTTCCTCGTCCCTACTTAACAATGACAGAAGCTGTAGGCCACTGTTGGTTGCATCCATCGCACAAGGCAGGAATGTCCTAAAATTTTTCGACCGTTTCGTGTGATACTCAGCCCACTCAAAGCACCAGGCCAAGGCTTGCCAAGGCTCATCAGCATCGGCCCACTCTCGGTTGGACTTTGGGTCGTTAGCAATCCGTATCGCATCCCGTGTGAAACCATCGGCCCACTTTAGGCGCGTCTCAAAGTCACACTTGTCGTTACCGAAACAGTTAGCACCGTGTATGCCTAGCCATCTTAGGTCGTCGTCGGACTTGATGGGATTACCCCTGTGAAACTGTAACAATCCTCGACAGTGATCCGGGCCTTGGTAGTTAAGGTAGCTTGGCACCTGATAGACTCGACCCCGAAAGTCACACGATGACGGCATGAACATACGCTCGTTGCGGAACTTACGTGATAACATCAAGATCTTAGAGATAAGGATTCTTTGTGAACCCAACGAGGTGTTATAGGCAGCTCGTTCCCGCTTGTCGTCCCTCCAGTTCCGTGTTTCCTCCACCGACATGTGATCACCGGGCCACTCAGGTAGCTCTAGGTCGTTCCGTGGTGGTAACCCAATCTGTAAATCTTTATCCCACGCCCACTCAAGCATCTCAAGGACTCGGTTGTTAATGGCATAGGGTGTCTCCTGTATAAGGTTAACCGCGTTGTAAACCTGGGGCATCTCGGGTGCCATGCGTAACACATTCCTGTCAGAGCATCGGATGAACGGAAGCACAGGGAGTCCTTGATCCTTGTTGATGCCGTAGCCTCCACCGAAGACTTTCTGCCACGGCTCCGGGCTTTCCACCATCGGCAACCAGAACGGTAACAATAACTCACGGTAGTTGTCGTATTCGTTGATCCACTCACGGGTAACATCAGAGATCTCAACCATACGCATCGGCTTGAAGTGTCGGCGTCGGCGTTGAGCCTTGTCAGTAAACTTAATCAAGCCCGTCCGATCATGGACAATCTCCAACAACATGGAGCCACACGAGATGCGATCCCTGCGGGTCCAATCGGTCCACTCCATGTCCTCACTCCGGGCTGTCTTGTGGAGATAGGCGCTTTGGGTTGCTGGTCCACGGCTCGCTAAGTCTTGCATACGCTTAACCAACCTCGACCCGAACTCATGGTTACGTATGAAATCGTCGGATAGCAGTTGGTCCTCGACGGCCCGGCCTAGGCGAAAACACACACTAGCATAGGACCGAGGCTCGTCGAGGACATCTAAGGTAGCTTTAACAGCTATCAAGGCTATGGGACGAAAGTCTTTAACATCCACTAAACAGCGTTGCCACTGTGACTTGTTCTTTATCTTCTGGACTGTTGGAAGCAACTCAACTAGGCCCAACGCTACCGGCTCCACTCCTTCACGCATGATGCGTCGCCCGGCGTTGGTCAAAGAGCCTTTATTGGTGGCCCGGTTCTTTCGATACCTTTGGACCCCGAGATCCAACATCTCTTGGTTGAGTTCGTTTTGTTCCATATGTGAAGGAGTTGATAAGGGTGTTCAATGACGGTAAACAAGCAACCGCGCCCGAGGTTCTCCCTACGATTCTAGTCCCTTATCAAGAATCTTGTCGCGTTTCCGCATCAAGCGATCTCGCTTCTTGACGATCCTAGCAATGCGCTGGGATAACATCAAGCATTCATCTTCAAGAATTTGCACTTTTATTTGGTCCCGGTGGGATAAGTATTTGCGCTCTATTTTCATCGTGTTGTTAGGTTGGTGATTTCAGCAATAATATCTTTGAGATAGGGAGTGGGAAAAACCTTGGTCTCCTTTGGTCGGTTGGTCTCCTTGTCAATTATCTTGGTGACGTGAACGAGGTTCTCCTTTTTTAAGTTCCGGATCGCTACCTGTATGGACTCCCGGCTGGTTTGAAGCATCGCCGCAAGCTTAGTGTTGGTGACTCCAGGTTTAAGCACAACGGCAGTGCAAAGGGATGCCCGATACATGGTGTTGATGTTAGCCCGACGAAACAACTCGGTGGTCATTAGTAAACTTTTCATCTTCTGTATTGGTTACTAGGTAAGTTCTTGGTTCCCATTCCCAACGATACAGCGGCAAGCTGGACATTTGACTCATCTTCACAGTGGTGTCGTTTGTCTCGTCCGTAGTTCATGTCACGGTAGCGACCGGTAATCTCGCACAAGGCATCCTTAATGCTTGAAACGGCTTCGGAGTAACCCGGAATCTTTTCGGAATACCGACGGACTTCATTACGCGCCTCCCATAACGACCACTCGTCATCTCTCCGGGATGCTTGCCTTGGAATCGGCCCTGTTGTTTTTCTTATTCTTTTTTTCATAAGTCTATGCTTCTAGGATGTCACGGGCTGCTGCAAGATCACTCGGAACGAGCTTCGCGTATCTCAATGTCATGTTGATGTCCTTGTGGCCCATCCAAGATTGCACAACCTTTATGTTAACACCCTTGGATAACAACCTAGTGGCACACGTGTGACGACAGGTGTAGAACACGAAGTCCTTCAACGCTTCCGGGTCTTTTCGACGTAGCCTTGCCCACTCCCTTGTGATCCGATAGCTGGTGTATCGCTTCCACTCCCCAACGGTCTCAAGGGCCTCCAATGCTTTCTTTGTTAATGGGATGGTCCTTGGCTCCCCGTTCTTGGTTTTAACAATATCAATCACCGGCCCAACGATAGGATCTTTGCGTATCATGGAGGACTTTAGGCCCAACGATTCGGATGGACGAAGCCCAGTCTCAATGGACCAACGGAAGAACAACCGAAAGCCGTTGTCATCAATCAAAGCCTCGATAGCCTCTTGGTCCGAGTCACTAAAGAACGACATCCGGGCGTCACTGGGTTGCTTTAGGCGTGGAACTTTGAACCCAACGTCATGCATCCCTCGCTCCCGTGTGAAATCCAGGGTGGTCTTCAAGGTCTGTAGCTTGCTGTTGATGGTGGAAGGTTTGTTACCCTTCTTGACCTCGCTAAGGATCACCTTGTCGATTACGCCCAACGATAACCCCCTTGTGGTCTTGGGTAACATCTTAAGCCAGAATTTAATGTTCCGACTTTCTACCTCCTCCCGAGCCTTACCGGCCCAACGATTGATAAAGGTAACTTCAAATAGGTCTTGTATGTTTGCCATGTCCAACGATTAGACGAAAACTTTCATCATGTAAAGATGTTTTTTGCCCCAACGATAGGATTTCCAGGTTTTAGGGTGGCGATGGTAACAAAAAAGAGCACCAAGGACGATCCAAGGTGCTCTTGTGGCGGTGTTGCGGTGTGCTGGTGCTAGTTACCTCCCCGGAATAACTCCCACGCTAGATATGCAGAAAGGAGAGAGAAGAATAGCCAGAGGATTTCTTCGGTCTTGTTCATTACGCTAACGTGTGAGCGGGTATTGCGTCAATCTCCTCACCGATAGCTTGAAGATCTTGGCGGTTTAAAGCTCCATCCCATTTGCCTTGCAAGGTGTTTGCGTGTTGGAGGATTTCCTCCCCTTTCATGTAACAATACATGTTGGCTACCTTTTCAGGCTCGGAGAAATCAGTGGTGACCTCTCCGAAATTGGACTCTTCATATTCTTTGATCTTTTCAATAATCGAAAAGGCTTCATCCCCGATCCACTGGCGAGCGCGAAAGGTGCCAACGATAAAGTAATCTTCATTGCAAAGATAATGATGCAAGTCGGAAGCGTGATCGCATTCTGTCATTGTCTCAAGAGTTGAAAGCATGTGATCAATGATGTCTCGATTTTGTGAGGTGGTCATTTCGTTTCCTCCTTCTGGTAGTATTCAACATTCGTTGCGCCGTACTCGTAGCCTTCACTAATAACATAGTCTTTTTTCATTTCATCCAAGGCAAGGTGCAAGCGTCCTTTCGGATACGATAGAAGCTCCATGAGTGTTCCTAGGTTAATGTATCGCCAGTCACCATCACAATCCCGCAGGCTTTCGTGGATGTTGTGCAATACGGTAAGAGCGGGCACGGCCTGTTCCTTTGCTAGCTTGGTCACTTGGGCTTTATCAAATGCCCTTTGCTTTTTGGTCTTTAGTTGTTTTTTCATAATCATAACGGAGTCATTAACTCCATAAAACCCCCCGGCATAACCGAGGAGCTTTAGGAATTAACGCACAGCGTCCGACGTGTTAGCTACTACCAGTTTTTTGAATGCTTCCACTCCGAATCCGTCCAAGCGTGGAAGAGTCATTTCGATAAGGTCCTTTCGAGTCGCAAAGCTTCCGCGTGACACCCTCTTGCCAGTGATAGCACAAGTCATAGTCCATCGTTTTGAAGTCAATTCATTCCCCGATAAAGGGCGATGGATAACAAACTCAAAACCCTCCCACTCCCACTGATACCCCTTCGCGGTGAAGAGTGCTGTCTTTCCTTCTCTTGTCCTTGCATTTATAGTTACAGTTGCTTTTTTCATAATGTTGTTTTTTCTTTGGTGTTACTAAAGGCGAAAGTCTTCGCGTGATCTTTTGCGTTCGGCTTGGTCTCTCATGCGTTCATATCTTGCTTTGCTTCGCGCGTAGTTAATAACGATGCAAGCATAGGCGATGACTAGCAACACGCACAAAAGAAGGATTAGAAAGAGCGGGCCGGTGGTGTTTTCTAGGAAGGTCATTGGCTTAAGAGAAAAGAGTTTTTAAGGGTGTTGCGATTGTTTCTTTTGCTAATCCAAGCAATCCCGAGCAGATAACACCAAGGAGAACAAATCCCATGCAACACGCGAGATAAAGGCAAAGAACGTGGAAACCTAGGAACATGCTAGCGAAGAACGCAATGAACCACGCGGTGGTCGTAAGGATAAATAAAGCTTCCGCTCTTTCCAGGCTCTTGTTTTCCGCTTGGCGCTTACGTTTTAAGCAAGCATTGAGGTAGGTTGAGGCTGCGTCTTGGCTTGGTGTTTTGTCAGTTGTTTTTGTCATACAGAGACAAGATACAGAGGTGATTATGAAAAACAATCAAAAACTTTAATGTTTTTTAGAGGTGCTTACAGTTTCCCATAAAAGTGCAAGCACCTCGGTAGGCAATAGGTAGATCATAGGTAGGCAGTAGGTAGGCAATAGGTAGATCATAGGTAGGCAGTAGGTAGGCACTAGGTAGATCATAGGTAGGCACTAGGTTGCTTTAGGTTGTGTTTACAATGTAACTACCGATAGATTTCAAAGGGGTGACAACACAAAAACAAGCACTAATGAAAACCAGGCTGTGGGTTATACAATTCCGATTGTGGCTTCGCCTATAGTAATAACATCATCAAAGCGATGTAAAAGACATTCTATAAGTCTCTACGATTGTTTCATAATGAAGCCACTAGCCACCATAAAGACACCCCCCTTGCTTATTTATAGGAAAAGAGCTGTCGATTTGACGTTTTCGGGGGGCCTTGGGGGTAAAATTGATTCGCCAATATAACGTTACCCCTTCACATTTTTATAACAAAAACCTACAGCCTATCATCCTCCTCGATCTCATAGGATTCCTCATGGATAAGCTGTGTCATCTCGGCGTGTTCTATGGCACCCCTAAGCTTCGTTTGGATGGTCGGTAGCATCCCTAAGCCAGCATAAGGATTAGATGATGTTACCTTAATGTTCCTGGTGTCTTTGTGATGAACAGCAACAACAACATCATCGAAGTGTTCCTTTAGGCAAGCTAAGGCATGCTCTAGGTTGTCTAGGGAGACCTCAGGTATCTCTTGGTGATGGATGTTGGAGTTATGTTGCATTAAACACTGATGGGTTGGTTAGTTATAGGTAATCATTAACAACTACTCTTAGAGCTATTCTTAGGTCTCCTTAAGTCCCCTTATTCTAAGATCTCATAAGATCCCCCTAAGATATTGTTATTGTTGGTAATCCTTAGATCACTCACCTTCGGGATAATTCTAAGATAGTGTTATTGATGATGTTATTAATAATTCTTAGATCATCCACCTTCGGGGCCTCCTAAGATAGGCTTATTCCCTTCCTCCCTACTATGGGTATCATTTGTAAGGGATTGTTATTCAACTACTTACCCCAATCTGAAAAACACTTGTTAATAGATGTGGCTATTGCTTTTCCAAGTTGTTGTTTTCCGTATGATTCTTGGAACATGGTCCATTCCTTTTTGTTAGTTCCGAAGAATGGTTCAAGGATAACACAAGGTGCTTTAAGCATCCTGAGGAACCGTGCGCCTCTTTCGGAGTTATCCTTGATGGCTTTGGGTCCACGGTTGAGGTTGTTGGGGAAAGCGGACTCCATTGCGTCGATAAAGGCGTCGGCGGCTTGTTTGCCGTGTTTGGAGGAGTGCCAGTAAAGGGCTTCGTATCCGTTGGCCTCTTGGGACTTGTAGGCGTTGAAGTGTAGTTCGACCACAAGGTCAGCCCCAAGGGGATCAACGCTGCGCTTAAGGTTAGCCATAGCTTCGGTGTAGGAGTCCCCTTGGTATTTGTCGATAATGGTAACATCAATAGACTCGTCTAGGTAAAGATTGATAAAGTGGGCAAGGGTTCGATTGTAGGCCCACTCGGTGAGGTTTCCGTCCCATCCTACAGCTCCCTTGTCGTTGGCCCTAGAATGCCCCACAGCCAGCACAAGGCGTTGTTTCCTAGGCTCACCTACCGGTCCATCTAAAACCCGCTCAGAATCCATCCTAAGGCCACTATCGCGGTATTCCTCAAGCATTGCTATAATGTCGTTAACAGTCTTTATATCCATGATGTATGTGCGCTTTTGTTGTGAGATTTGTAATAGGTGTCCTTAAAGTCTCTGAGTTGTTGTAGGATGGCCTCCTCTTTGCGTTCTCCGATCTTTGTGTCGGCATCTTGGGCCATCTGTTGTGTCCAGTAGGAGACACCCATCGAAAGGGCATCGAGTCTATCATCGTGTGTTAACGCCCCTTTTTCTCGTGTAAGGCGAGATAGCTGGAACATTAGCTGATACTTAAGCTGTGTCTCGATAGGATACTTTTGGGCGGAGTCGTAGTCGTTCTTGATGACCTTAGGGTCGATAACAAGTCGATGTTGGTTAAGGACTGGTTCCAGGGTGTCTACGATTCGTCGTTCCTTTTGGATGTTATGTCGGATCTCCTCAATGGTGCAAGGGTAGATCTTGGTGAGATAGGGCTTAATGATCTCCACAAACATGCCGTCACCGAAGTTACTTTCCACCACAATAACATTAACCTTGTTCATCTTGGCTTTCATTGTTAAGACCTTAAGAACCTTTTCGTCGTAACCTCCTTGCATACCACCGGCATCGGTAACATACAGGTAACCGTTAAGCATCTTGACGACAGCCCAAGAGGTCTCGTCTTTACCACGGCCTGATGGGTCAACAGCAAGGACACTTCCGGTGTAAGGCACGTGGTCCCCGACAATCTTCATAGGACGGAAAAAGCGGTCCCCGGTGAACCCGACGTTCGGCACAGTGCTGTCCCAAGCGTTCTCCGGGACTTGCGCCCACACAAGCTTTTCGGGTGCCGTCTCGTTATCAAGATCCATAACAATAAGATCATTGATCTTTAACGGATAGCGGTCTAAGTCAGACAGCTTAGGGTCCAGCATAAACTGCATAGCGAACCCTGACTTACCATAGGATGCTTCACGTTCGGCTAGGTCAATGTCGCCAAAGCGTGTGGGTTCGGTAGGGTCTCCGACGTTATCGTTGTCGATACAGGAGTCAGCTATGTTACCCTTGTAGATCTTTTCGGACTTATCGGATGTTACCTTCTTTGCTGGCCACACGCGCATCTCGTAGTCACGCTCAAGCATCTTGTTATAGATACTGTCCTCACATTGGGGTGTCCCAAGGAAAAGGATGCGGCTGTTGTCCTCAGGCTTAAGGATGGCTTCGAACTCCTTGACTTGCTCTGAGAGCTTGTCACGCATTGATTGGGTGGCTGAGTTGTTAGGGACTTCTACGTCATCAGCAACAATGATGTCAGCACGGGAGCCGGTAAGCTGGGATGTTATACCAAGGGACTTGACCGAGGGAGCGTGGGATGCTTGGGCTGGTCCGACATCAAAGGAGATCTTAGAGAAGCGTTGTTTATCCCCAGGCATCAGGTGAGCCAAGACGGGCATCTCGTGGATCAACCTAAGGGTGAACGTGGAGAAGTCATCAGCGCGGTTCTTGGATGCCGAGACAACAAGGATGTTCTTTTGTGGATCTAGGAGGAGCTGGTGGACGACAAAGGCTGAACAGATCCATGACTTACCGACACCTCGGAACCCTTGGATAACACCTCGTCGTGGACCGTTTTGCATCCACTCGGCTATCTCGTATTGGATAGGGGTAGGTGCGGGTAGCGTAAGGTGGTTCCATGTCATCCAAAGGAAGTTACGGAAGTCCTTAAGCTGTGGTGGGATGTCACTCATTCATTGACAACTTTATCAGTCGGATCTTCGAAGGGAAGTAAATTTACAAGTGCCTCCAAGGGTGAGTCCTTAGTGATGCTGGCTGTGATGTTATTGTCCTTAAGTAACTGACGAGCAGCGTTTAACAAGGCAGGAGGTGCTTCACCACTTTTGATTTGGTCGATGAATGTGTCGATGAGAAGGTCTTGTAGACCCTCCATCTTGATGCTTCGTTTTTCGTCGCTCATTATTACTTCTGTTTCTGTTTTAAGAGGTGTCGTATCTTTATTAACATATAGATCAACGTGGAGAGTCCTACCGCAATAGCCACAGTGGTGTTAACTTGTTCGAGTGTTATATTTGCAATCAATCCGGTGATACCTACTAAGGGTGTATTGACTGAGGAGTTCATAATAATTGTTATGCACTAAGGGTGCTTCCGAAGACGATGAAGTTAATACTAGTAGTCGATGCTACGTTAGCTTGCGATTCTATCGTAAACCCGGCGGTTGTTTTAGCCATAACTGTTACAGAGTGATCAGCACCCATAGCTCCACTAGTCGACATGTTAGCAAACACTACATAATTATTATCGTGCATACCGGCTGTGAACGTAATTGTTCTTTGATCCCCGGATGCTGACGCTGACGCAACATTATACGAACCGGCAGCTAAGGTTGCGGACCCTGAGCTATAAGCGACTGTCCCATAGCACTTTGGAGAGAACGGACTGTGTTTAAGAACGTCAGGTGTTACTACACCGTAGCTCCCACTCTGGGCTTCCATGTTAGCTTTAGTCGCTTTGGTCACCTTGTTTTGTGTTACCGCTTCATCTCCTATTTTAGTCTCCGTCACAGCTAGGTTGCCTATTTTGCTTTCTATAACACATCCAGTTGCTAGTTCATCTGATCCCACTGTTCCATTCTGAATCTTAGCGGCGTTAACAGCGTTGTCTGCAATCTTTGCGTTAGTGACTGCGCTATTAATTATGCGGTCTTCTGAGATTGAGTTGGTGGCAATCTTAGGAGCGGTCACAGCACCGGCTGCAATAACACCTGATGTTACACTTTGAAGACCAGCGTTCGTGTCGGCTGCATCCTCGGTCATCTCCTGTGCGGCAAATAGACCTTGCTTATAGGCGGTATCGAGATCGCTTTCGCTTAACACAGCACCCGCCGTGAAGTCAATCGAGGGTATCACTGATGTTGTCCGATAGACTCTTATGTCGCTTGATGGGTATATCTGTGGATGACTAGTCCATGATGCCCCTGTATATGTTACCGTCTTGGTATCAAGGTTAACCGTGTATCCGTAGCCATCCCCGCTTTCTACTGTTAAGAAGGTTTTGGCTCCGTTTGAAGCGATAGCAATAACAGTAATGTCATCGGCGCTTAATACGTCAAAACCGTAGGTAATTGATTTACTTGTTGGGTCGTCGGTCTGGTAGAATGATAGTCCACTTGTGTCAGGCATGGTGTTTTATAAGGTTGGGATAGGGTTGTTAAGTTCTTCAGCGGCTGCTTTATTAAGCTGCTTTTTCTTAGTATTAATGTCTTTAACGGCTTGAATTAGCTCAGGAAACTCTAAGCTCATTTCGCGCTTTGCTTTACGTCTGTAAGCTGAAAGCACTTTGTTCATTTCTGTAACTCTGGGGTCTTTATCAATAAGCTGTGATTGACCACCGGCATCGTTTACGGATTTTGTAAATGCTTTAAATTTACGCGAATTAACTAACCCTTTTAGGGATTCTCTTAATGTTCTGCCTTTAATTTTAGTTGTTCCGGTTAGTTCCAAGAAACGGTCGTAAGCCTGATCCCCGGCAGCGTTATAGAATTCCCTCATATCAGTCTCGCGGTTTCCAATGAAGTTTGTTGAAGGCATGGAGAATCCGTATACTAACTCTTGGATTGTCTTATCTACACTGTCGTTCTTTTTACTAGAGACGT